TAAATGTACCATTAGGATTAAATGAAATCCCTTGGACACCTCTGAATGAGGCTGTATTAACGTCATCTGTACCAGTTAAAACCCAATGAACAGCCACAACAACATTTGTTTGCCCTTCATGTGATGGGTAGGCTTGCAACTCTACAATATCCCAAGTGTATGTGTTTGCCATGTTATGCCGCCGTTACTACGTTGGTCCATGTTGTGGAACCGTTAGTGTTAATGTACATACGAGTTGAAATTGAGGAACCATCAGTACGAATATAAATGGAACCTTGTGCAGCCGATAAAGTTGGAACGCCGCTACCAAAAAAAATTCCAAGATTGGACGTTGAAGACATTTTAACGCCAGTACCTGCCGTACCGCCAGCCGGAACTGCGGTTCCGCTATAAAATGTAGGGCCATTAGTACTAGTTATAGCACCACCAAAATAACTTGTACCTGCCGCTACATATAAGGCATACGGGTTGGTTATGGTGACGTTTGTGCCAGCGGTAGGTGCGCCAGTAATGTAAAGCGTTGCGGCTGTCGTATATGTGACAGTGTTTCTTGCAGCAAGTGCCATATTTTGGAACAATGATATGGGTGCTGTGCCAACCGTTCCAGAAGAAACAATGTCAGTATACGTCGTGCCTGTACCACTGCCTGAACGGAAAATTGCGGCTGATGTTGCTGAAAGGGCTACGCCACCTGTATTTGCACCGTTTCCTACCGTTAAAGAACCTTGGAAAAGGTTGGGCGCAGCCGCAGCCGCATAGAAATTATACCGTCCCGTATTAACGTATGTGCTGCCAGTGTCTGCCGTAGACGCAATCGTAACTGCAATGGTGTAAGTAAATGTCGTGGTAGAAGGCACAGATGTAATAGTAAATGTACCATTCAGGGATGTATTGGTAGTTGCCGCCACAATGACGGATTGGCCTGTACCGTATCCATGCGCCGCAGATGTTGTGATAGTTGCAGTCGTGCCGTCAGCGGCTACGTTGCTGATTGTACTAGTGTTTACAGATGGAAGGTTGCTATACACGCCATAATTGTTGGTTGCGCCAACCATACTAGCATTAATGTTAAGCCCAAATTGATTTGTAATTTGTGAACCAAGGCCAATTACTCCCTGAACAACTTGATAATTGGACAAGGTAGGGAGCGTAAAAGATGCCGCTTGTGTGGCTAAACCTGAATAGTATCCATAGGCCGTTGTTGTAACATCAGATTGAATAGTTCCAAGATTGGTAATGCCGTAAGATATCGTTGCTCCAGTCATGGTTTTGGTAAGACGGAGTGTTTGCCCAACAACTGCCGCACCTGTCCCAATGTTGACGTTTTGCGCCGTTCCAATCGTCATAGCGGTGACTTGGCTACCCGTTTGGAAAATAATGCTATCAGACGTACCCGCGCCAGATGTGGATTCTAACGTCAACGTAGACGATGCTGTCGTGCCACCAATAATAAGCGGTGATGTCGTGCTTGTCGTTCCAGAAAGTGTTGTAAACGTACCAGCAGCAGCAGTTGTGCCGCCAATTGCCATATTGTTAAGCGTACCAGCAGTTGCCGGATTAATTGTTACCGTTCCAGTTCCTGTTGGAGAAATGGTTACAGAGTTGTTGGCGGGTGACATTGTAACGGTAGATGCCGCCGTTAATGCGCCACCAAAATAAGACGCTCCAGCCGCTACGTATAACGAATATGGATTAGTTATAGTGACGTTTGTCCCCGCGCTTGCGGCGGTTTGAATATAGACGGTTGCAGCGGTTGTATAAGTTACTGTATTTCTTGCAGCTAATACGCCCCCTTGAAATATTGAAATTGGCGCAATTGAAACAGTTCCAGAACTTACAATATCAGTATAAGTAGCGGCCGGAACTCTTAATGCGGCTGGTGAACCAAGGGCTAAAGCAGCGCCTCCCGTATTTGCGCCGCCAGCAATAGTTAATCCACCTTGAAAAAGATTTGGTGCAGTGCCAGCAGCATAGAAATTATACCGCCCTGTGTTGACATATGTGCTGCCCGTGTCTGCAACAGAGGCAATATCAGCAGCAACCAACGCATAAGTAAATGTCGTTGTAGATGGAACAGACGTAATCGTAAATGTACCATTAACCGATGTAGTAGTTGTGGCTGCAACAATAACAGATTGACCCGTGCCATAACTATGCGCCGAAGAAGTCGTAATTGTCACTACGTTAGATGTGAGGGCTACGTTGCTAATTGTGGCGGTAGTTACGGATGGTATGTTACTATACATACCATAGTTATTGGTTGCGCCAATTAAAGTTGTGTTTGCGTTAAACCCATATTGAGTGGTAATTTGTGACCCAATACCAATTGTTCCTTGCGCTGCTGTAAAATGCAGCAAACTTGCTAAAGTAAAAGAGGTTGCTGCCGTGTTAAGTTGTGAGATATTACCATAAGCAATTGCAGTTACGTCAGATTGAACAGTGCCTTGGTTTAACAGATTATAAGCGGTTGTTCCTCCTGTTATGTTTTTATTAATTCGCAACGTAGCGACAGATGAAACAGCAGTTGTCCCAATGTTGACGTTTTGCGCAGTTCCAATCGTCATAGCCGTAACTTGGCTACCCGTCTTAAAGATAATGCTGTCAGACGTACCTGCGCCAGATGTGGATTCAAGCGTTAAGGTGGACGACGCAGCAGTTCCGCCAATATGGAGTGGCGTTGTTAACGACGTCGTAAGCGTTGGTGACGAAGAATAAGACGGAGCCGCACCTACGCCACCAGAAATCAACACCGATCCTGTAGCTACATCGGCAAGTTTGGAAAGAGCCGTGGAGGACGATGCGTATAGCAAATCACCGATTGTGTAGGATGATTGTCCCGTTCCGCCGTTGGCCGCTACAAGCGTACCCGCAACCGTGATGACACCAGCCGTATTCGTAGACGGTGTTAGCCCTGTGGTGCCAAACGAAATAGAATCAACACCCGCCGTGACGGGAATAGTGGCCTGCCACGATGGCGCAGAGCCAGCGGACCCGACGAGGACATAGTTTGTACCGGCTGGTGGAGCCAAAGAAGTTACAGGGGCCGTGCCATTGCCATATAATAAGCCATATTGGGTAAGTGTTGTGTCCCCTGTACCACCAGCAATTACTGGTAATGGGGTAACACCGCCACCACCAGTAGCAAGGCTTACAATCTGGCCCGTGGTAATTTGGACAGATGTATTTGATTGCACACCAAGAAGTGGCTCTGTGCCGTTCAAAGATGTTACCGTAGGAAGATTGGTTAAGGTGATGTTCGCCATTCTAAACCCCGGTAAGTGGTATCTGGTTGTAATTATAAGGAAGACCAACCAATGCAGTTACCATCAAAGTAGTGCCTTGGAGCAATCCACCCGCTGGTATAGCATTGCTTACCTGATATGTGAAGGCCGTAGCGGTCGTAACAGTTACACTATAAATGCCGTCAGCGTTTCTATTAGTTAAACCTTCAACCGCAATTTGATCATCAGTGCTTAATCCATGCGCTGATGAAAACGTCACCGTAATCGTGCTTGTTCCCGTTTGAGACGTAATGGACAGTGGATTAAGCGTGACGCGGTATGTTTTACCATTAATCAATGGCATCACAGCGTTTTGATTTAGACCTTTATTCTTCCCAAGAACCTGTGTTGTAACATTCACGCCGTCCTGAGTAGAAATTGTGGTTGTTGATGGAATTGGAATGCCAGTCCAAAAGTCAGTGACAGTCTTAGCATTAATTGTAACATTATCGGTCTCATCACTAGCAAATGGCTCAACACGCGCATTTATAATCGGCATTGGATCAGCCGGAAGAATAATGGCGCGAAGTTGGTTTTGCGGGACGTCCTCACAAGGAGCGCAAATTAATATACGCTTATTGATTAAGCTGGCTCCGGCCCAATCGTACTGCCAACGTAATTGGTTGTGGTTATAACGAAATCCACAACGATCACAAATCGCATGTGCATTTGGATTTCTAGAACTAGTTCTAGCGCGACCGGAAAGAGATGCATATCCCATTACACACCCAACTTTCTTTTAATCCAAGAATCCTTAATGGATTCGGACATCCTCATGCGCGTCTGCTCTGATACTACTTTATTTTTATGAAAAGCACCAATTCTTAAACGCTCTTCTAAAGTCTCATTTGCACGACGACGTTTTTGAGCCTCAGAAAGTTTCTTCTTATGCTCCTCTGATGCCTTAAATCCAGCCCGACTCTTGTTTCCAACTCCATTTTTATTTCCTATTTTTGATGCAGAAATCGCTTTTTTAGTCTCATCTGACCTTTTGTGAGCGCCATGTTTATTTCCTTTAAGCGCATTAGAAATTTTAAACCTAACTTCTTGAGTGGGATTAGATACGCCATCACCACCCGCCGTCATGTTTGTTAAATCAATGTTATGATTGCGCCAAAACGCAATTCGTTCAATTTCAAGTTGAAATGCTTCGTCTTCCGTCAATCCAGAGGAAACGATTCGGACCTCAATGGCAAACCCTTCACGAATCACTTTGTTCTGTATCGCTTTGTGATGGGGATTACGCTTTAACATATTATAAGCGCGTTTTCCTTTACCTTTACCTACGTAAAAGCATTCATCGCGATCAGTTCTCCAGTGTTCATACACATAGAACATGCATTACCTATAATAGCCCGAAATCTGCGGACTAATATACATGGAAACATACTCTGTGTCTTGCTGTGCGGCGATATTATATGCCTCGTCAGCCGCTGGTTTTAGCATCTGCGATATAGCCGGTGCCCACACCATAGATAAACGTGCCGCAAGGCCAGTAGCAAACGCGTCAAGCCAGCGATATGGGATATCAATGGTTTGTCCGCCAGTGAAGTTGCTGTCCTGCACTTGGCTAACACGGTAATACGACAAACTTGTTGGGCCATTAGACGTATTTGGAACGGGCCAAATTGTAATATTTGGGCTAATTAAACGATCAAACCAGTACGTGGTAGGAAAACCTTGCTGCTGCTTGTTAGGATAAGAAGCATATTCTGTACGGCTGACCGGAAGGATTATCCTGTCAATACTTTGACCATTGCCTGTATTAGTAACATAGGCGTCAAGGATCATTACGGTGCTAGAATCAACAGCGTAGGTTGACGTTCCCGTAACAAGCGGAACTGTCACAAGGTCAACTTTCCAAAGATTAACGCCACGATTTGACCAGCTGGATAACATAAGATTAGCAGCAGTACGCGCAGAAGACATATGCTCCTGCGCTAGTGCCGTATTTCTTACGCCGCAAAGATTGAACGCATATAAAGTGAGTTCACCAAGTGACGGATTGTAATCTGTTGTTCCGCTAGTGGTCATGACTGATCCTTAGTAAGAACCATCATTGCCAACTAATACACCTTCACCGAACGCGCCGACAGCATAAGTTCCGGCAGTCGTATTAACGCGAAACTGAATGTCTGTTTTTTCCGTATAGATCAGCGGATATTGCCGATGAATATCTAAAATGCTGATAAATGGCGACTGAGCAATGTTAAATGCAACCTTTGTAGAGGGATTTTGCTGCCAGTTGATAAAGGTCAAGTTATTGGCAGATGTATATGGGTTGGATGCAAAGACATCAATTCGATTGAGATAGAACGAATAATTGGCGGGAACGGTATAGATAGCCATCTGCGTCTTACCAACACCAATAGCAATCTGTGCGTAAGTCGTTCCGCTGTTTTTAGCTGTAATGGTGCCGACATTTGACCCGCCCAGTGTCGCCACAGACGTTACAATCATGCTGTTAATGCGGAAAAATGCCGTGCCGTTGGTGGCCGTACCGGAAGTGCCGCCGGAGAATGTCACAGTATCGGTCACGACAGCGTAGTTCGCATCCAAACCAGTAACAGTCATAGTCAAGGTTTCAGACACCGTGCTGGCATATGTCATGGTCAACGCAGATGTTGGGTAGGTATAGGTTGACGCGTTTTCCCAAACTGGGATGCTAGTCGTCGTTACACTGGGTTGATAGCCAAAGATATTAACAACATTATGAAGGGAAATTTGGCTACGGGCCACTTGAAGCTCAAATGGTTCGTTTCTTCCAATACGAGTAATGGATTGATTAACAACTCCAGAAACCATGATTATTTACCCTTCTTACGTGCCGCTGCGGCATTATCAACTAAATTGGGATATGGCCTACCAGCCGCCCGTGCTCTAGCTTTAGCACTTTGCTCTTGTTTATGCGACAAGTGTTTTGTGTGATGTCCCTTGGACAGTTTGGTTTCCCAAAATGGTTTATCAGACATCAACAACCCCACTTTCGAAGGGACTTATTAATACGACTATCTGGATCAGCAGCCTTGGCCGAACCAGTCATCTTCCTTCGCATTCCGGTCATTCTGGAACAGAAGTTATCGTGACGAGGATTGTCTTTATCCTTAGTTGGAGCCTTTAAATGATGGCCCTCAGCACGAGCAGATGCCCGTCCCTTAGCATTTAATCCACCAGAAGGCGATTTGCCCTCAGAACGTGTCCATGCAGCCGTCATTCAAGCCTCCAAAGAAAGAACGGGGGCTTTTTACACCCCCGTTTTTATTACTTGCCGTGCTCTTCTGGCTCATACGACTTATGAGCAGAAGGTTCCGTGCCGTGTGCAGCCGTCGAAAGCGGGTGCATGTTAGCACCTACCTTGCCGCCAGCCTTACGCTTTGGACGGTCAGCGCGCATCTTGGCGTGTTCACCGTGGATTTTACCCATGACGTGGCCACCATGCTTGCGCTTAGTGCGACCGCCATGCTTCTTCTCTTTGGCTTCCTTAGCCGTTGGAGAATTAGCGCCAGCATAGGTGTCTTCTACGGCTTCATCAGCGTAGAAATCACCCTCTTTGGCCGAACCTTCGTCAACGCCATGAGCCTTGACTGAGCCGCCCTTCTTGTGTTCCGCACGAGGATGCTTGTGGTGCACCTCATGACCGTAGTGATGCTTATGACCCTTCATGGCCTACCTCTTATGCTTGTGTGACGCCGAACAGACCAGCAATGCTGCCAATGTTCGAAACGAGTGGTACTTGACGAACCATGAGACGCTTGGTCCCATCAGCCGCCGACTGCAATGCGTAGGTTCCGCGAACGTCACCCGTGCTTGTGGTGGCAGGACTTGTGGTCACAGCCGCCGTATAACCCGTACTCGCAGTAATACCAGTAGCGTTGTAGTTAATTACTACGTCACCAAAGTATTCCGAACGAATAGGGAAGCCGTAAATGTCAGTCGTGCCAACTGAGTAATTGTGCGCGTCAGTAAATGCCGGAACTACCGACGAGATATACTTAAACGCCTTCTTACCGTTGACCGTCGTGGCACTCGCAGGGGCTGCAATAACTTCACTCATAGGAACGCCGTAAACGTCGTAACCAGAGATAGTGATATTGCCACCAGTGGCCGATGCAGAGCCGGTTACGCTAACTGCACGAGCAACCAAGCACTGTGGGTTCCAAAGATTGATACTTGCAGCCGAACCGAAAGGTTGCAGCAAAGCATTCGTACCATTCATCGTCCCAGTGATCGTTGCCGATGCAACCGTAGCATTACCAGTGACCGTGTACGTGCCAGCGCCACCGGATGGACCGGTAAGCTGGTTCGCAATGATCGTCCCAGTCGCCACACCCGTTCCCGAAAGCGTCATGCCAACCGTAACAGTACCCGTGAGGGACGAAACAGTTAGAATGTTGCTTGCGACAACGCCTGTGAAAGAAGCGAGGCCGTCGATGAGGAGAAGGCCCGTCACATTCGCACCAGTATTCTGGTTCGTGCATGATTGGCTAACCGCAACGCCGGTTGAGGTAGAGTTGGTTGATACCAACGTCATAGCCGTGCCACTAACAACGTTCGCAGCGGCTGCAATAGCAGACGTGCTGAGCGTGAAGGGGGCATAGGTCAACGTCAGGATATCGCTCGAACCAAGGAAGCCAGCAGTAACAGCGCCGAAGTTCTGGCCGGGCTGGTACGAGAAGGCTAAACGAGGGTCAGCAAGTGCCGTCCCTGCATAAAACAGGGACGGGCCTAATTCAGGATTGTAATCGGCAAAGCCCGACTGTCCGTAGGAAACTACTGGACCAGAGAATGCAGTAATAGACATGATGCCTTCTCCTTCAGGTTACGAGGTTGGGAACGAACCGAAGATCGCACGCCAGTTGTAGTAACCGAACGAGTAACGCTCATAGCCCTTTACGAGCAAGTTATCAGTGACAAAATCGACCTGCATGTCTGATTCGAACTTGATTCGTTCCATGTAGGCAAGACCATCAATGTTGGTCAAAAGGAACCACGAGTAAGCAGACGTCAAGAAGTCGTTGACAATGTAACCTTCTGGCAAACCACCGGCAGTGCTAAGAATCGCGTTGACATCATTATCCGCAGTACCCGGACGCAGTTCAGTCTTCGTGAGACGAATTGCAACTGGTTCGAGCTGTGGTGGAACGATGAGCTTGCGACCACGAGCGAATACCTTCAGGCCAGCCTGATCCTTAAAGTTGGTACGAATGTTGATCATACCGTTAAGGAGCGAAGACTCATTCAAGTCCTGCTGGACGGTGAAGGTGTTAGCCACCGTAGAACCGTCGATAGGATGAGCAGTGGAGCAAAGTGCAACACCGTCAGCGCCAACCGCCGCATTATAGGTAGTGGCCGTGTTCAGAATGTTCGCGCCATAAATCTCTTTGGTCTGTTGGAAAGACTCAATGAGACCAAGGTTCGAAGGCATGAACTGGGTCTTGTAGAGGTTGTCATCAATTGCCTTACGGGTGATCGCGTAACCAAGTGCGATTTCCGTGTGCTCCTGATTGTACACAAAACGCTCACCAGCGCCCGAATCAAACGAAGTTTGACCACCTTCGGTCTTCAACTGAGCCAAACCAAGGTAACGCATTTCAGCGGTACGTTCGAGGGCCATCTTCGATTCATGCTTAGTGAAAATCTTGTCGTACTGAGATGGGATCATCTCATACTTGCCTTCAACGCCACGGAGACCGGGGAGCAAAAGGTCTTTAATCTGTGAGAGATTAACAGCCATAATTATTTACTCCTTACGAGATGCCGGTCACTGCGCCGTTAGAACGCCATGCTTCATTGTTGAACTGGACGACTACGTTGCAATACTGCGTTGTAGGATCGCCACCGTTACCGAATGAAACAGCGTAATCGACGATAGTGAATGGATAGGTAGCCGTCGTGCCAACAGCCGAAAGATAAGCACCCGAACGGCCAGTCGCCGTCGAACCCGTACCAATCGTGAACTGAGCATTTTGACCAATCACACCAGAAGTCATGGTCGTAACAGAGCCAGTCATTGGGAATGACGAGGTGCTGGTCTGAACAATGAAACGAGCTGCTGGATCATCGATAACATAAGCCTCGACGTCGCCCGTTGCATCAGAACCCGGCCAATAAGAAGACCAGACGACGCGCTTCTGCGAAGTGGAAAGATACTTGCAGCCAACAAAAATGCCCGCGAGAGCAGTCGTGCCAGCGGCAGCCTGAGTGATGTAACCATTGGCCGTACTAACGACCGGCATTACCGGATCGCCAGTGTAAATGGCCGTGGAGTTGGTGCTTGCGATTCGACGTGGAGACTGGGCGAACGTAGGAGCGCCGCCAGCACCACCCTGAAACTGCAAGAAGCCGTAATACGCTTGCGTATTCGCCATAGCAGATAATCCTGAATGATGAAGGTTGCTATGCGCCCGGCACTGCCAACCTAGAATAATTGTGACCCGCCTCCCCAAGGGCGAGTGGTTGTCGTTTACTTATCCTCTGGAACAGGGATAGGGCTAAACGACTTCTTTACCGAAGGACGAACACGGTCATGTTCACGCGTCATAGTTCCGTCGGGCGCTGTACTAAGTTGAGCTTCTTTAGCACGTACTTGTGTTCTAGCACGGCGCAATTCTATATCACGCGCTTCATTTGTCAACGTCAAAGGACGTTCCATCAAAATCTGGCCTTTACGCTCAATAGTTGTGTAGTTTCCCGACGGCATCATCTCAGGATGACGGCTTGCTGGAACTGCTTCCCAACCGCCACGAGCGATCTGAACTTGATACGATGGGTCTTCTTTGCCTAGAAAGGTATGACGCTTCCACTCATAGGACCAACCATCTGGAACAATGGATGGATCAACAAAGAACTCATCAATACCATCACTATCAAGACCGCCACGCTGATTACGGATTTGTTCCGCACGACGGGCTGCACGTTCACGGGGGTCTTCCTCACGCAGAGCCTCACGAACTGGCTGACGTGCTGGAACCTTTTCAACTTTATACTTTTCTGCTTCAGTCATAATCATATCCTTAGTTTAAACGGCCTTCACGCTTTAGCGCGACCATGTTTCTTGCATACTCTTCAGGTGTTTGGCCCATCATGGATGCCATTTCACGCTGCTCTGGCGTCAACCGAACAGTTGTCGGTTTACCAGATGTGTTTGATGCCATGCGGGTAGTTGGGGCTGCCGGTGCCGCTGTTCTTTTCTGAACTGGAGCGGCTGCCACTGACACAACATCATCATCCACCTCTGGTTCTGGCGCATTACGCAGACCAAGACGGCTTTCAACATGCTGGAAATACGCATCGGTATCGGGAACGTAGCCTTCACCCATTGCGTGGTTGTGTGCGCGAACCATACTCTCGTACTTCTTAGGGTCACGAGCGTAATCTGGATTATTTCTGATCCAATTGGCCGAACGGGGCGTAAGACGTGACGCAAATTCTTCAACGGGATCATTATTTACCTGTTGAACGGGCTGCCTCAACTTATTTTCAAGCGCAGATTTGCCATTTTCAAGCGTTGATAGCTTGTTGGCGTTAAGTGCGAGAGCTTCTTGGATGTCAGCAACCCTACGGTAGTCACCAGCCGCCATTGATTCGGCATAAGCATTCTTTAAAAGCTCTGAATTGCTCTTTGCTTTATCAATAGCACTCACGATTAGCTGATAATCACCGTCCTGAACGTCGCGTTGCGCCCTGTTAGCCAGATGTTGAGCTTCGTTTGCACGTCGATCTGCATCAGCACGAGCCTTACGCTCATCTTCCAACTGCTTTTTAAGATGATTAATGCCCTCTTCAGGCGTAATTTCATCAACAACCGCAGCTTTTTCCACATTTACCGGAGCATCATCGTTAACAACTTCAATTTTGTCTTCGACTTCCGGCTGAATTTCTTTCTCTTCAGTCATACTAACCTCTTACCAAACCGTGTCTGGATATTTAATGCTGCCACGAATGTCCGTGTCTTCAAGGATACGGCATGAGACGCCATGAACATTGACCGACCAGCCATCCGTGACGCGGAAATAAACCCAATCGCCAATTTCAACATTGGTATCAACGAACCACTTGTTGTCTGGATCGACAAAAGCCGTTGCGCCCTTCTTGAGGACCAAGCCAACCTTGCCCTGATACCGATCTTCGCTGCGGGTATCGTCTGTTAGGATAATGCCGCTCTTGGTTTTTTCTGGGCGCATGTAGATTGCAACCAAAATTTGATTATTGAAGACATTGATGTCGTCAATGCTGCCAATTTCCTCTAAAATTGCTTTTTGGGGGTCATTAGCGTGCTCCATACGCATATATGGCATTAGATATCCCTTTCTTTGCCGTTATTAATGGCTTCGGCCTCTTCCATGAGGTCGATAACCTTTCGCAAACCATAGATGATCCCAGAGCGGTACTTATAGTCCGCTATGTTATCGATCATTCCCTTGCCCAAATGATCCATCTCTTCAATGATTGTCTCATCAATCAATTGAGCAAGTATTCGGGCGAACCTGTCTGAATATGTTTGTGCCATGAGAGGTACTATAATACCGTTCTTTGGTCATTTGTTTGCGATGATCGTAATGTCCCAATGAATTTAAACAAAAAAAAGCCGCAGCAATTAAGCCACGGCTTAGTTTGTCTTTGGGGGAAAAACCAAAGATTATGCTTTGTGACCGTATGCCTTGATCTTCTCAAGACGGCCAAGACCACCACCAGCGGCGTGGTCAATAACATGTTCAGGCTTGCCCATCGTGCGACCGCCTGACTTACGAGCCATTGGCATACCACCCTGAGGAGGCATTGGAGGGGGGCCGCCAGCGCCGCCCTTGGCCAACATCGCGAGCATAGCTGGATCAATCTGCTGACCACCACCCATTGGAGTACCACCAGCAGGAGGAGCCATTGGGGGAGCCATTGGAGGACGAGGAGGCATCATTGGAGGACCGCCCATTGGACCACCAGCCATTGGCATACCGCCAGCCGGATGAGCATTCACATTGATATTAATGTGTGTCTTACCCTTGGCCTTGCCACCATGCTTATGAGCCTTGCGACCACCCGGTACTTCACCCGGAATCTTTGTAACCGAATTGCCAGAAAATACTTCGCCGCCCTTAGCGTGCTTCTTGCGGAGCCAATCAATCTTGCCGCCGTCAGCCTTCTTCTGCTTGGTTTCACCACCCCAGCAATGCTCATCACGCTTCATGGCCGATGACTTAATCATCTTCTTGATGAGCTTCTTGTCCTCAGCAACATCCTCATGCTTCGCAGCTTTGCCGCCACGCTTCATAGTTGGGCTTGAACCGACTGGGATACGTTCCCTAGGCATAACTGGAACTGGGACTGGGCGACGAGGAGGCATTGGAACGCGGGCTGGAATGCCACGGTTCTTCATGTTGTCTTCAATTTCTGCCTGACGAATTGCCTGTGCAATAGGATCAACCTGACCGCCATCATCCTTATGGATGCGACCGCCCTTTTTGAATGCGCCTACATGCTTAATGCCTTCACGGTCATCGTTAGCCATGCGAACGTCGCGGTTAATCAAATTATCTGGCGTCAGAAAACGCTTCGAACGATCAGCACTCTCAGTGCGGCCACCCGACTTGCGCTTGGCACGGTCAGCACGCTTCTTAGCATCTGCTCCATGAACTTTACCGCCAGACTTGTACTGACGCTTGCTAAGTGGGCGAGCACCGGTCTTGATACCAGCGTTTTCCATCTCAGGAGGAGACCATGTGGACGAATCAACCTTGGTGTGTGGTTCACCAGAGGTAAGACGTTTCGCCTTTGCACGCATTGCTTCGCGTGATGATTTAGCTAGTTCAGACATGGGCAGCTCCTGACAGGGACGACGAATAATAGCGTGTTTTTAATATTTGTACAATCATACTTTACTGAGTGTAGTATTCCAGCATTGGCGCACCATTAACGTACTTAATGCGACCATGAACTTTAGACATATCACCCGCAGTATTGGCCGCAGCCCACTGAGCCGCCGTCATGCCACCAACTGATGGAAGTTGCTGGTTGTACGTTCCAAGCTCAGTCGTATACGGAGCTACTGGAGCCGCTGGTGCCTGTGTAGTAGCCGTTGGTGGAATGTACGGTTGTTCACCGCCCCGCCCTTCTCTAGGCTCACGAGCAATATCAATCGCTTGGCTAATCTTGTTATACTCTGGAGAGTTAATACCGTAAGATGGAGTAATCATATTGGTTAAGAAGTTGCTCGCGCCTTGAGCAACATTTACAAACGGATTTCTACTTGTAACGTCAGGAACACGTTGTCCTAAAGTCGTGTCAGCGTAAGCATTTTTAGGCCCAGCGGCATTCATCGCCGCATTATAACGTGCAATTTCAGCTGGGTCTTCACTGCTAAATCCTGCGTATGGATTAGTTTGTGGCATTTCACCGGAAGCAATAGCTGCATTACGAGCAGCAGTAATAGCCGGATCATTACTTGCATCACTAACAGATGCGTTAGCCAACATTGATCCGACATCATAACCACTAATTCTTGCCCGCTGTTGATCTGCTTGTTTAACGCCACTCATCAATGCATCCCTGAAGCTGGCAGGGGCCGCATCATATTGACCCACGCCTAAAGTAGCGCCCGATGGACGACCAGCCATAATACCTTGAGCATACGCCTCACGGGATGGAGCTGATTTTATTTGGTTTTCCAATGTGGGTCGCTCAAAATTCTCCAACGCAATGTCTGCTACATTGGCCGCATTAGTACCTGTCGCCATAGCGTTTCTGGTCAAGCCATACTCTGGTTTAGTAGCAACTTCATTTAGGCCATAGCCCAACTGGGCCATCTGCGTCCCAGCTAAAGCATCGCGCAATGCGTTGCCCTTCAACGAAGTGTCAATTCCTAATGTATTTTCCAAGCCAATGCGACGCGGACCAGTTTCCTGCAACATACCGATAGAACCGGCATTGATAGCTGACGGGTCAAGCTCTGCGCCACTTTCACCCATTGCGCTACCAAGGAAGCCAGCTGCGCCAGCGCGAGTGTTTTGCCGACCAACCAACGAACCATAACCCATACCAAATGCAGTGCTTGGGTCCATTGTTGCGCTCAACAAACTACCCTCGTAAGGCGTATTCATGCGCTGCTCAGAATAGTTAACCAAGCCAGTTGGCATTTCATGTCCGGTGTAATTATCGCCGCCAACATTAAAATCACCACCAAACGCACGCGATCCAACGTCAGCCGAAACTGCATCAGGCTGTGACCGATCAGCAAAACCACGTTCATTGGTGCGTTTATCACCTTGTGCTTGAGCCTCAGCGGATCGTTCAGCTGAAGCCGTTCCAGTTTGGCCCGATTCTGGATGCGAATCAGAATCAGTATCGCCGCCATAACCGAAATGCGCTCTACCACCAGTGGCATGATGTTTACGGCGTAAATAAGCCATTAACTCATCAAGATTAGCTGGCATCGCAATAGGTTCAGCGCCTTCAAAGCCCGATTGACGGCTGCTAAACACATTGTCCATTGCATTTTTGTTTAATGACAACGGGTGTGCTTTCTTCCAATCTTTCAAATCCTGCAATGTAATCGGTGCATCAGGCTTATTGCTATCAGCATCACCACCAGTGGCAAGACGTAATGCGTTGTCGATGGCATTGTTGCCCAAGGTACGACCACCCTTGCGATAGCCCCAGACCTTTTTATGTTCTTCTTGATGACGCATGATATTATCCAACCATTCTTGATGGGCTTGCTGAACAGGCATTTGAGAGCCAAGTGTATATTGAATACCAGTTGGGGTTATAGGATTTCCATTCTTGTCTACTTCTTTGATTCCCTTTGCCCAATCACTGAACATGAGTTTGGTCGGAACCTGATATTTCAAACCACCTTCATATCCAGCAACACTTGGAAATTGTTTTGGATATGTTGGATGACCATCTTCAACCATGAATGGAGTTTTTGATAAATCAAGTTTTGATAAACTATAACCAGATGATCCTTGATCTGCGCTTATTAAGCGGGGATCGGTAATAGCAAATCTAGTTGCGCCCACATCTGGGAAACCAGCTGCATATGGCGTTGCTTTGTCCATTGCTTTTGCCAAAATTGAAGTTTGATCACCAATGTTATTACGTTGCAGTAAGGCTTCCACTGCTTGCGGGTTTTCTATTCCGGGCCAATCTTTAATTTTTGACCCCATATATTGATTTACAGCATCAATACCAAATTTATCTAATTTGCTTGGATCAATTTGACGCAACAAACTTTGCGCCATCATGTGCGATGAATCGCCAGATGGGTTCCCCATAACTGTATGAGAGAAATAAAGAGGACGCTCTAAATCTGGGTTTTTATTTAATATTTTGGTCCAAATAGAATCTACTGCTCCAGCACGGGAAGCCCCAGCTGCTGGATTAACCCCTTGATTTTGCAATTGACGTTGAAAATCTCCACCACCCTCCATGCTAGATGGATTGCTTAATTGAGCTTTCATAACGCTATTTACGATATAGTTGCCCGCAGTTTTATCACCTACAAATGGTGTAATTAAAGCCCGCTCATTGTACAAATCTTCGGGTTTTTTTTCTTTATATGGAACAAGATTATCTTTAGGCGTATAAGTGTATTCCAACTCATGAAATGGACGACCAAACTTTGACAAAACAGGTGGATTTGCGGCCAAAACAGGGTCTTTCCGCATCATATCAGCGCCACTGCGAGTAATTGGCTGATTAGAGGCATTTGCTGCCATACCCGGCAACATACTTTTGCCGCCCATTCCGGGATTATGCGTAACATCTTCAAAATTAAGATTGCTGCTTAAAGCATTAATCTTATTTTGTATGACATCCGCCATAGGATCATTGCCCGTAGCAAGATTCCTTGCATAATCAATCTGATCATCTTCAGATAATGGCACGCCACCTATAGTTGCGTATCCAGTACGACCACCCTTTTTATGGTTTGATCTCACGTCTTTACCCCTATCCCCACCAATATCGGGGCTTGTAATGCGCTCATCACTAACATCAGAAAACATATGTTTTTTAGCCGAATCAAGTGCTTGATTAATTTTATTTGATGCAATGTTTTCAGCCACTTGGTATGCATCACGCGGAACTGAATTGGCAACCGCACGACTTCCAGTCTCAGCAGCACCATGCAACGCAGCCTCTTCGGCCATACGAGCGGCGCTAGAGCCAACTGACGATAATTCACCAAAGATTGGTAATGCACCCAATGAGGATAATGCCAATGCCCGTTCTAGCTTTTGGGCATCTTCATGGTTCCCAGACGCGTAAGCCTGTTTAATACGGTCATTCAGTTTATAAGCATCATATGCAGCCATGCCGCTTCCAACAACTGGCAATGCACCAAGCAAATTCTCAATTGGGTGCTCAGTAACGTCGTGATAGACATTTTTGCCCAAATCTAATGCGTCAGAACCCATCTGATTATAAGATGTGTTTGCCAAGTAATTGTATGCTGTTTCTGGAATTGATTTAAGACCACGCAATAAATTACCTAAATAAGACGTATCAATATCGTCATTGGCATTGTTAACCCCGGCACGCCCGCCACCAGCATGATGCGCTCTTACATCACCACCTCTTGCGTAACGACGCATAATTTCAATATCCTTTGGGTCAAATACGACGTAGTTGCGTGAACCTTCACCGGCACTTCGAGAACTAGCATCAAGGTATTTAATGCCTTTTAAACCTGATTCTAATAATTTTTTTGCTGTTAAAGCAGAGTATGCTTGTCCACCACCTTGATTAACAAGTTCTTTTCTAGATTGATGAAACATTTTTTGATGAATTTCATCGCCAGTAAGATTAGATGGAAAATTAGATAAAGCATTTTGAACGTGCTTACTTTGCTCGCTTAAAGGCCTATCCCAATCAAGAAAATGCTCTGGTTGTGCATTGATATTAACTTCGTGCATATGGCCACGTTGAGCCATTGCCTTATTTGCAATTGCCTGTGCTTCATCAAATCCAATATTAGGATACTTTTGAGCAATAGATTGGATAACATCCCAATCTCTAACATTTGGCTTCGTTGCTATATCAAAAGCAAATTCTTCTTTAGGGTCCATGTGTCCAGAAAAACGACGATAACGCGCCTCTGCATCCCCACGATAAGTTGTTGCGACAGGTTCTGCTTCAGCAAAATAATGCCCATGTCCAAATGCTTGAGAACCTTCGCCACTACCAATTTTTTCATTGCTGTAGCCTTCTGGCCCAACAGAATGAGGGCCACCTTGATAAGCATGAATGCCAGAAGGCATACCAGCGCCACCTAAACTAGGCCGATCTAATCCAGTACCAAAATAAGGCGTTTGAACCGCCATATCTAAACCAGATTGAGCATTACTAGTTAACGCCCTAATTTTATCATCAATTGCACGAGCAGAAGCATCTCTGCCATATGCTATATTTTGGGCATCTTCTAAATTATCTGGCATAGGCATCTGCTATCACTCCTAAGGCGACAGCATCATACTTTATATTGGTTTATTTGCCAACCAACGTGCGGGCGGCAAGATGCACGTAGTAAGATATTAGCCCAAACCAAACAGTAGCTGCACCAACCTCAACCACAGCACCGTATTTTCTTATCAACTCAATCAATCGCTTAGCCTTTAAAAATGCCCGTCTCCCACGAAGATAAGAGACGGGCCAAGTCAGGAAAAACAACTTAGGAGGACTTGAAGTCGGTAGACCCCGCAAAGGATTAGCCCGATGATTAACTACAGGAACATCCCGCAGCCACTCGCCGCCGCAGCGGTCCAAGTGAGATCATAATCGCAAGTCAAACTGTCATAATCAACTTTTTATTGTAACTTTCCCTCAGGTTGTTCGTTGGCTTCCAAACGCTGGATCATGCCGGGGTCAAGCATCTGGCTAACCACTTGCATACCGTCCATTGGGTTCTTCATCACTTCCTCAGCCAGCTTAACCGCCGCCAGACGTTCACGGCTCTCACGATCACGCATACGGTTCATGGCGTCGATCTGACTGTCAGCGGCTTTCTGTTTGGTCTCATCAGCCTGATTTTGCTCAGACATCATCTTGATTTGCAGCTCTTGTGGATTAGCCTGTGACTGCTGGTTCTCGCCGCCACTCACCTTATGTTGCACCTCAGCCATTTTAGCCTGAGCCGTAATCATCTTAGCTTGCGAATCAACTTGCTTAGCCTGATCCGCTGGATTTGGCTGTGGCGGAACTGGAGGGGCTAAGAACCTGTCTGGACTTTCCCAACCGACTGCGCTCAATGCTTCCTTGCGTACTTCAGGGAGATTGAAGCCTGATGGGTCTTGCGTAGCCATTTGAACAAGTGCCGCAACCTTCATGATTCGCTGGCTGCTTGATGACGTATTGGGATCAGCCTGTGGAACCATATCGAAGTCTTCAAGTGCTTGAAGGAACTGCTGCTCATCCCACGGAATATTAGGGCGACGATTGCGCTGCCAGAATGATTCGGGGTTTTCTTTAAAGCAGTTAGCCAGAAGCTGAAACTCATCAGCCTGTGAGGCGTGCATCCGCTTATGAACAGAGTTGAGAACCTTAACCGACTGCTCAATCAATGCGATTGTTGTTCCGACTGGAGCATCTGAGCGTCCCTCGCCCACCGCAGCCTCAGAAGTTCCGCCCAAACGCTGGCCATACTGAGCCATACTTTCGACTAATGCGCCCAATGCAGCTGATGGTTCTTTGTATGGCAACGGCATAACAGCTTGATTGATTGCCATGCCACCAGTGTCAATCTGAGCACCGCCGCCGGGGGGGACGCGGAAAATGTTACTGTTCTGACGGCCAGACTGTTTGGCATACAGGAAGCCGGGGAAGTTGGCGTACATACCGGCATCAAGCAACTCACGCCACGCAGCCGTAACCGCATTTGTCGTATTGCCAAGGATATGCAACAATCCAATGTCGTAAAAGCCAAATCCCGGAACAAATGTGTACTTTACGAAGTTCTTACGTGCTTCAGGCAAATCTTCGGTGTCTTCGTCATAGTTACGGACAACGGACAAAACTTGCTTTGACGACACATCAATGGTCACACGATACGGAACCTCTAATCCCGTCTCAGCGCCATCCATCTTGTGTTCGTAACCCTTAATATTCAATTCGCAGTAGCATTCATAAATCTCACGGTCGTTATCTTCCGTGTTCATAGTGCCTTGCGAAATACCCTGCTGTGCATTCTTCTCCATCTGAACAGCGTCAAGCGTTGGCTGCTTTGCATCATTTAGTTGAACGTCACGATACGCACCAATGATTTGCATCCGCTTCACAACAGATGGGCGCATGTAGATACGGTGAGTGATACGACGAGCGCCATCCAAGTCCGTGGCTGAGTTGTTGACGATCAAGTCATCAGCGTCAATTGATTCGGATACGGGACGATTGCGGAGTGGGCAATAGTAAACCTTCTTAAACGCCGTTCCACCAAAGCCCAGCAATAGAAGCATCTTATCCGTGTCTGGATAATACTCTTTGGCTACTGCGGTCAGGTAGTGGTTCATATCCTTCTCAAGGGCATTCGACATGGTGTCGCGGTCTGGTGAACCATGCGTTGAATCGTCTCTGATCTTTACAGGCCCATCAGTTGGAAGTAGCTCTGACCTTGCATTTGCTTGAAAGCGCAACACAGCTTCAAGCAACAAGGGATGGCGAACCTTTGACATTCCTTCCACCGGCGCACCGTCAGCGGTTCCTTGAAGTCCGGGGAGTTCAATCTTGAGGCCAAGAAGTTTAATTCCCTGCGCCCGTTCTTGTATCCACTCTTCACGGCTGGTGAGATCATTTGCGATACCTCGTGACAAGTCTTCTACAATGCGACTTAGTTCCTGCTCTTCAATTTCGTCAGCCAGATTGGCGAACCAACCCTCTTGCGTCTTCTTGTTGGCCTTCTCGATTGGCTCACCGTTCAACGACACACTAATCGTGCCATCGGGGTGCTCAATACGGAGAATATTACCGTCCATGTCCAGTTCTGGCTTGTCGGAGCCGTCTTCACCGGCCACCTCAACAACAATATCCATAGCCTCAGGCAACTCTGGTTGCTGTGGGTTTTGATCACCAAGACGAATATTAGGTGATGAGCCGGGAACTAAAGCCATTGGTTAATCCTCAAAATGATAATGCACTATAAGCTAATCGGTGTCTTCATGCAACGAAACCAATTTTTCCAATTCTTTTACCCGTTTATTAAGAACCTTAACTTTATCGTTCAATAATTTGACTGTGTTACGAAGATCAAGGTTTTCAGCAAATACCGCTGCTGCTGTCATGTCATCACTAGAAACTAGCTCTCTTACAGCCATTGCAGCTTTAGATTTTGACCAATCGTCATCAATGGCGATCAATAATGTGCCTAAAGCTAGTTTATGTTGTTGTATAATCGCATCCATGATTTTATTCCTTTAAGCCAATATTATAGGTTTTTTTACCTAACTTAAATTTAGATACATTTTTCCCTTCCGCTATCCCCCTTCCCCTTATAAGTCTTAGCCTTAATAGGCCGCAAGGGGCTCCCGTGGAGGAGTGCTTATCAAGACGCCGTTTACCTACACATGCCCTATTTAAATCGGTGGGCCAATACCGCCCCCTAGCTGGCTACAGCTATCAGTGGGGTTCCTAAGTGTGTAGTTATCCCCTCTCCTGCACGGATGCGGGGCCGCTGGAACGATCCCACCGCGTAAGAGTGGGGCAAGGAGCAGCGACGTCAATTTGGTTTTTTCGGACCAATAACCACCATTCATTCCAGAAGAACGGCCAAAGACTGTGAACCACTCTCCACCGTTTCTACTCAATCAGCATAATGCTGGGTAGTGTCGGGATCGGAATGCGTTGCGGAAGATGGACAGCCTAGAAATGTAATGTTATAACATTTCTCGTCTGAACCTGCTCCTGCGAAGAACATTCGGTTCAGATAGCCCCGGTTTGAGCAAGTCTCGCCGGGGCATCTTTTTTTATAATACAGTGTTCACGTTTTGTGTCAATTCTGACAGTCGCATGTCCACATCAAGACGGAATGAACACCTATCCATTGAACAATCATCCAACCTTTAAGGTGGTATTCGTCTATTTTCTCCCAAGGAACGTAACGGAAATTGCCGGTGCGAATCACTTAACCCCCTACAGATTAACCACTTTAGCTATCACTATTGGACTATATTCACAGAAAGATATAAAAGCGACACATAGCGAACGTAGTTTGCGAAGAATGAAACCGGAGAACACATAATGCCTACTCCTCCAATCAGCTTTGAACTCCTGCTTGAAACACTGCGCGTTTTTGAAAGCAACAACAATAATATATCCGCCGCTGCTCGTTCTCTAAATATCCCACGCCAAACATTTGAATACAGATTAAACCGTGCAAAAGAACAATTTCCCAGTGGATCACCTGAGCAAAACATCAATGGTCGTTGGACATATCCCCGCATTATTATGAAAGATGTTCCCAATACGCGGTGGGTAATTGGTTCCGATCTTCACATTTGGGATGGCGATCCGCCCCTGATTTACAAAGCCTTCGTAAAAGTATGCAAGTCTCTCAAGCCAGATGGTATCATTTTGAATGGAGACGTTAT